AGAAGGGCCTTAGCCGCTCCATCTGCGCCTCGCTCAGCCAGAAAAAATTGCCCATCGGTCAGTTCTCCTTGCGGAGCCTGAAACACGCCAAAGGCACGAAATCAATGGGTCTGGAGCCTAGCTCGACAATGCTCAAATTTTCCCATCATCTCATACGGAAAGCCAGCTAAGGGGTGAATCGTGTGCGCTGAACTTTCTTCTGAACAGCTAATGAAATGTTTGATCGGACTGAAAGGCCGAGCTGAAAGGCTCGAACCAGACCAAGTCATTGAATCATTCTCCTCCGTCGGCCCCCTACTGCCACTGATCTCCACAGAGGACCATCAGGTCATATTCGGCCGCCGAGGAACCGGGAAAACTCACGCACTTAGATATCTTTACGCCACTAAATCTGATGAAGGAGATTGCGCTATATTTGTCGATATGCGCAACTTAGGATCGGACAACTCAATTTACAATGATCACAACCTTGCAGTTACCGAAAGAGCAACACGACTACTCATAGACACCTTGGTATTCATACAAGATGGCATCTTGGATTTCGCCGTATCAAGCCCAAATGCAGATCTTGCAACATTAGAAAGCCCACTCGATAGACTTGGAGAGGCCGTTTCGCAAGTAAGAGTCTCCGGTGAAGTTAAGGTAAGCATCAAAGAAGCAAGGAGCGATACGTCAAGAAAAAAGCGCGGACTTTTTGCAAAGTTTGGCCTCGGAGGCAACTCTGCCGGAGGGGATTTCACTGCAGAGAAGCAGAATGCAACCGACTACACATCGGTCAAGGAAGTCACCGGAGCGGAGAGTATATCAATTCGCTTTCCCGAACTGAGTGCGTCATTGAGGGACGTAGTTAATATACTACCAGCGAAGCGATTTTGGATCATCTTGGATGAGTGGAGTTCGGTTCCACTGGAGCTACAGCCGTTCCTGGCAGACATGCTAAAGAGAGCGTTTTTTAATATTCCTCAAATTACAGTAAAGATTGGCGCGATTGAGCATCGAACAAAATTCCTCATTGAACCAAACTCGGATAACATCGTTGGCCTTGAGGTAACAGCCGATATTCGTAGTAACGTGAGGCTTGATGACTACCTACTTTTTGAGAACAACAACGATGCCAGTGTGAGCTTCTTCAAAGAGTTTTTATATCGTCATATTAAAAGCTACTGCAAAGAAAAGGGCCTTCCTGAACCCGAGGGTGCAGACGAAGTATATCGAAAATCCTTTAACCAAAAGACCTCCCTTGAAGAATTTGTAAAAGCAGCCGAGGGCGTTCCGCGAGATGCCTTGCATATAATATCAATATGCGCGCAGAAATCTTTAAGTGGCCTTATCGACATTCCGACGGTGCGCGCGGCGGCGCACCGGCATTATCAAGAGGATAAAAGCTCTCAAGTAGAGGGGAATGCGGTGCTTCGCGATTTACTGCAGTTCATTGTTGATACAGCCATCCGAAAAAAGAAGACCAACGCCTTCCTGCTCGAGGTTGGGGTGAAGGACCATAATATCGATCTCCTTTTTGATCGACGGATGATTCACATTCGTCAACGAAACGTTTCATCTCGAGATAATCCCGGCGCACGCTATGTTCACTACAAAATAGACTACGGCTGTTACGTTGATCTAATCGCGACACGCCAGATGCCACGTGAGCAGGATTTTTTTGGGGAAAAGACAATGGAGGAATTGGCGGAGGAGATAGAAGTGCCGATGGAGGATGATGCCCGTTCATACCGCCGATCCATTTTGGACCTAGAAGAGTTTTACGTTGCTAACACGGGGGAACACTCGCCTAATCCGGGCACTTAGATTCAGCCTCTAGGCTCTGCTTCACCGAACTATGACAGGGCGCGCACAGCGCCTGCCAGTTGTTCCAGTTCCAGAACAGGGCCTTGTCGCCCCGATGCGGCTTGATGTGGTCAACAAGGGTCGCGTTGGCCCCGCACATGGCGCAGCAGGGATGAAGGCGCAGGAACTCGGCCCGTGCCTTCTCCCATTCCCGCGTATAGCCGCGCTGGCGGCTGTTGGGGCGGGTGCGGTCATACCTGCGCTTGCGCTCTAGCTGGCGGGCTTCCTGACAGGCACAGAGAACGCCATGCGGCACGATAGCACCACAGGAACAGAGGCGCGGCGGCTTAGGCACTGTGACGCGCTTTCATGGCGTGCAAGGCGTGGCGGTCAAATTCGGGATCAAGGCCAGCATCAATGTTGGATTGGCGCTGTGCGGCATCCGATCGGCCCGCAGGGCTTGCCTTGGCATCGGCAGGCATCAGGCCGGGCGTCATCTTCACCAGCCGGTCAGTATGGGCGAGAAATGCCACCTCGATCTCGGCGGGCGATGCGTTCCAGACCTCAGAAGGCGACCAGCCAAGCCAGCCGGTCGCAAACTGATACAGCTTCTCGAAATACTCGCGCAGCGTCATTGGGGTGCCGCTGGCTCCGCCTTGGCTGGATGCTTCCTGAGCATCGTCATCGCCTGCTTTGATAAGGGCGGCCAGAAGATCAAGGCAAGCCGCCTGCGCCTGGAGAACGAAAGGCGCAAGCGGCTTGTCGGACAGGGACGCTATGACCAATTCGGCCCCTGCCTGATCCGTCGCGGTGGCGAGCAACACCTGACGGATTCCGGTATAGGATAGGCGCATGAGGCTATCCCATGCGCCGGGGATGCCGCCCGGCAGATTGTCCAGAGCGACAGCAGCCCGCAGGGACGCCCGGAGCGTCACGGCATGGTTGCCGTGGCGCAGGGTCGTCTCAAAGGCGGGCTGCAAGGGCATCAGGCGACCATTGCCAGCTTGCGGAAGGCGCTGGCGCGCACAACACCAGCACCAACACGGCGTCGAGCATGGTAACGCATCAGGCCGTTCACGCGCTGGCTATAGGGATCCGCAAACACGTCCAGCGCCAGCCGGTCATAGATGCGATAGCCACGCTTGAAGTCGCCAAAGATGATCGGCTGCGCATCCTCTTCAATGTCGGGCATATCGATAGCTTCCACGACAGGGCGGCCCAGAATGGTTTCCGGCTGACCTGCCTGATAGCTCGGCTGCCAGAGATAGTTGCCGTGACCGTCTTTCAGGGTGCGGATGGTGGCGAGGGTTTGGCCGTTCATCACCCACGTTCCGGCATTCCGGTAGGTCGCGGGCAGCGCATACATCAGCGCAATCAGCGCATCTGGCGACAGGTTTGCGACATGGCCGTTATCGTGGGTTGCAATGTCGGCGTTCGCCATGAAGCCCGAGGGTTCAATGGCAAGATTGCCGTTGACGAACGCAAGCGCCTCCTTCTGGCCGAAGTCCTCGGCCAATGCCAAGTTGACCTCAGAAAGCACGTTGGCACTGTCCTCGGCCAGTTGCAGCGACAGGTCAACATAGGTTGCGATTTCCTTGATCGCGATTTCGGCCTGATCGAAGGTAGGTTGACTGGCGGTGCGCGCAGCGGTTTCGCCCACCCAGGCCGCGTTGGTGATGCCCGTGCGATGCGGCAGGATCACATTGGCGCTGGCGGTGCTGCGCACATCGGCAATGCCACGAATGGGCGAGAACTCAATCAGATTGCGGATAAACTCGGCGCTGACTTCCTCGGGGGCCAGGACGTGGTTCGCGGTATCGCTGGCGGTGGTCAGCGCCTTTGCCTCGGTGCTGCCGGTGCGAAGGTATTCAACAAAGGATTTCTTCTCGTTCGTCTCGCCCTGCACGATAGCCGGTGCGCCGGGACGGTTCGCCTTGGCTTCCAGCTTGTCGAGGCGCGACAGGACGCCATTCAGGGCCTTGGCGTCGATCTGGGCCGCGTCATTGGCCGGGGTCTTGGTTTCGGCCTTCTGGGCCAGTTCTTCGTTTTCCATAAAAGTTTCCTCGTTAACGGGATGCGGGATGCCACCTTTGACGGATTGAATGCGCGCGTCCGGGTGGCACGGGACCGCGACAACAGAGATTTCATGCAGGGCAAGCGCCTTGATGGTGCGGCCCTTGGCGTGGCGGGTAGCGTCCTTGGTGATGAAACCAATGGACAGGCCAGACACAGCACCGGCCCGGATCATGGCGCGGACCTCGCGGGCGCGTTCCACATCATCGACCAGCAAGCGGCCTTTGACGTTCAACCCCTCGGGCGTTTCGGTGATGGAATCCCAAACGCCGATAACCTGCCCTTGGTCATGGGCGAACAACATGGGCAGCGCCTCGGGCTGGTCGAAAGCGCCTTTCTCGATCACATCGCCCACGCGGTCAGGGGTGCCGAACGGCCACGCGATGCCGGTGATTTCGCCCGCCTCGGTGGCGGTAAGCTGGGCCTTGATCTCGATACGGTCAGCCATCGGCCTGCACCTCATCTGCGCCCAGCCAGCGGGCGGCAAGGATCGCGGTCGCCAGCGGCAGCACCTCGGCCACCGGGCGGTTGCGGGCGTAGCTGTTGACCAGCCGGGCGGCTTCCTCGGGGTTGGTGCCTGCGCCGATCAGGCCAAGCCGGATCACCTCGGCCAGATCGGCCAGCTTGAAGGCATGGCCTAAGAGGCGCTGATACAAGGTGCCGATGCCTGCGCCGGTCGTGGCTTCCAGTTCCACAACAAGTTCATCGGTCAGTGTGAACGGGCGTTCCTGGTCGCCAAAGAACGCGGTGGCGGTGATGCTCATGCGTCGGCCTCTCGATCGGCAGATACCTGGGCAGGTGCGCCGCCCGAGGTGGTGAAGGGGTTGGCAAGCTCATTGCCGCCCGCCATCGGCGGCAGGTTCAGCCCGGCCCGAACCTCGTTCGGGGTCATGGCGCGCATGGCGACGTATTGCGAATAGGCGGTGGCCTGCGCCGCAAAATCCACGGTCATCAGGTCTTTCGTCTCGGCCTCGATATAGAGGGCGCGGCGATCTTCCGGCGACAGCAGGACGCGGGCATAAGCCGCCTGCCAACGCTTGAGCCAAGGCCGCAGGGTCAGGGTCAGGAATTGCTGGCCCATCTGTTCCGTATTGGACCAAGTGCCGCGCGACAGTTCAAACAGCATCGTCGGCGGGATGCGAAAGGCGCGGGCAATCTCGCGGATTTGCTCAACGCGGTTGTTATAGAACTCCGCATCCGTGTTGCTGGTGGCGACCGCGTAATACTTAGTGCCCCGGTCGAAGATTGCCGGGCGGCCAGCTTGTTCGCCGGTATGGCCTTCCTGAAACGCCTTGAGAGTGTTCAATGCTTCGTCAGGCTTCAACGGCTGATCGGTCGAGAGGTAGCCACCGGGACGCCCGGAACGGCTATACCAATTCGTAAGGTGCTGTTCCGCTGCCAGCGCAAGGCCAATGGCCTCCTTGGCATGGGTGATCGGGGAAACGCCGTCCAGCGTCGAGATATGCAGCACATCGGTATAGGATAGCACCCGGTCGCCGCCGCCTTTCAGGCGGATGCGATAGGACGGCTCGCCGTAATGGTCGGTTTCAACCGACATGGCGGCGGGGTCGATCCGGTGAAGTTCGAGGGGCTGGCCGATGCCGTTGCGCACCACCTCCGCGAAGCCTTGACCGCACAGCAGTGCATCGCGGGTCAGGTGTTCGCGCAGTTCCTCGGCGCTGGTCCAAGGGTTCGCCTCGCCGTGGATAAGCTCATAGGCCGGATGATCCTTCTGCGCCTCGCGCGTGTCGCGATCATGCAGCTTGAACGGCAGGTTGCCGCAAGCTTCCGAGATAAGACCGACAGCGGCGGCGACGGCAGGGACACGCAGGGCGGTGCTACTGGTGACGGTGACGCCGGATCGCACCGGAGCGCCAGCGAACAAGCTGTAAGCCTCAGGGCTGGTCAGCGTGAAGGCTTTGGATTCGGTGACGCCTTGCCCGAAGAACCGGGCAAGGCGCTGGGTGATACTGGACAACGTGATACTCGCAACAAATTATATGTAATAACATATCATATATCGCGAGTCTGACAAGTCAGTTGAGAATGATTTTCAACTTGATGTCACAACGCGTAGTTCGGAAGTGCGTCGATGACGCGGGCTTTTGCGATCAGCGACACGTCGCCGTAATCGTCGGATGCGGTTCGCCCGGCATGGCCCTGTATGCCGTCAACCACCCGAATATCTGCGCCGATGTCACGGGCCTGCGTCTTGAAGCGGTGACGCCATGCGTAGTTCGGCCAAACGCCATCTGGAACAAGGTTGCTATCTTGCAGCCATGTCCCGACTTGATTGGTCATCCTAACCGCCTTAGCTGCGAACTTCTCAGGCTCCTTCCCGTTGTGGAAAATCGGCCCGGCAGCGGCCTCTTCCACAAACTGAATAAAGCCCTCCGCGACAACCTGACTATGCAACGGCACATCGCGATAGTGCCCGACCTTCATCGTTCCGGCATCGGGCGTAATCCGCATCACCCAGCGCTCGCCCTCTTTGCGAACATACTCTTTCCGTAACTGCGTGATCTCGGAAACACGTGCGCCAGAGAAGGCGCAGAGGATCGGCACCCATCGTTTAGCGTTCACGGATTCCGGGGTTTCCCTGATCCGGCCAAACTGATCTGCCTTCGGCTGATAGGACCGGGACGCCTTCAACACCTTGACTGCCTCGGCGTCGGTATAGCCCGCCTCACGGCCCCGTTGCTTTCTTGGCTTGGGCTGCTTGACGGCGGCCGCAGGGTTATCCGGCAAGCGTTCATTGTCATGCGCCCATTTGAACAGGGACCGCACGGCGGACAGATACATATCCGATACGGTCTTGGCGGAAAGGCTGGTAAGTAACTCGTCTCGCCAGTCTAGCAGGTTCTTCTTGGTGACTTTGCGCGCGTCACTATGCCCCAGGAACTTTCGCAGGCTCTCTATGACCGGGCGCATTCGCTTCCCGCCGTCTTTCATAAAGCCCGCCGTGGTGCGAGCCTTGATGTAGTCGTTCCAGAGCTTAGCCAGATTTACTGGCTCGGGTTCATCCTCTGGCGGCTTGGCGTTCAACAGCAGCGGCGTTGACGGCTGGCCGGTGAAGTCGCCTTCGTCACGCTCCACAACGCGCGCCAGCGCCTCTAGCTCGGCGCTACAGAGTGCGCGGGCGATGACGCGCCACTCATCGGTGCCGGGCGCGGCATCTAGGTTGTCAGCGGCCCGGAAGCGTTCGATGCGCGGCCCCACTAGCTCGCCTAGCTGCCGATCAGAAAGCTTGCCTGCGATGCCCGCCCGCAGTTCTGCAACATACTGGTCGTTGACGCTCAGGGACGCATAGGCAGGGCTGCGGCGCGCCGCGTCATCCATAGCTAGGCTCTGATGATAGTGCGACAGGGCAATCTGATCAGGTGCGAGGGGGTAGCGCATCGGTGCCGCTGCAATATTGGCCGGTGCGGTCTTCCGCTCAGCCTGCGCGATCTCATGTTGGAGTGTCGCCACCGCACCCGGCAGATGCTTCATGGCGGTTCTGCGATCCGGCCCGAGGGGCGCGCGAAGCTCGGTCTTTCCGACGATCTTGCGCAGGTCTTTCGGCACCACCAGCCGGGCGAAGAATCGTC